GCGGCGGTTGCGGCCAGATGGGTCTCCCACACCGCGCTTCTGCCCGATGTTCGTGTCCCGGTTGGCCGCGTTCAGCGGGGCGTCAACGTCTTTCGTGAGGTCGCCGATACGGGGCCGTTGCTCCTGCATTTTGCGGATGTCGGACGGCCCCGATTGACAGGGTTCTTTGACCGCCTCCGCGTCGTAGTAGTACCGTGCGGACTTGGCGAGCAGAAACAGGTACTCGTGAGCCTTCGTCGGGCGATCAGTCACGCTCTCGGGCATCGGATTCGGCTTGGAGTTGTGGGTCAACACGCCCGAAGCCAACGCGAACAGGTGAGGTTCATCTTCGACACCGAGATCGTAGACTTCGCGACACTTGGCCTTCGCGATCCGCACAATTTCTGCCGTGTCATGCTCGTTGTGGTGCCCGCTGGTGGACTTCCGCAGTTCTCCGCGGAACGTCTTTGCCATACGTCCGTTGTAGGGCACCTCTGCGAGTTTCAGGCTCAGTTTGTAGCCAAGCCGTGCGCAAGCCGTGCGCAGGTCGCGTTCGAGGTTGTAGTTCCTGGTGAAGCCAAGCCTCCATCGCTTGTTGCTCGCGTCGTAGTGCCCGTCCCCCGACAGGTAGCCGTCCACCATCGCGGCGATGAACCGATTACTGTATCGCCAGACCACCGGGGCGAACGCTTTGTCTTTGGCCGTTTTGCCTGTCACCAGTTCGTCAATGAGCGCGAACAGAACCTTGCCGTACAGCCGTATGCTCATCGTGTTCCCGGCAACGGTCCTCGTTGCGTACCCGCCATACTTGGCAGCCGTCCTCTCCAACCGTTCCCAACGCGCTTCTTCGCGAGAGTGCCCAGCGATTTGCAGGGTATGCCCGGACCTTGATCCTTCTGCGATGTACAGACCGGCCAACCATGCGGCGTCTTCGTCCACGGCGCAGTCGCGCGGGCAATCGGGTTCCGGCAGTTTCGCTTTGCAGATCACGTCACCGGGAACCAGTTCAGCCGCTTCCAGCAGTCCCCTGCGTGTCGGCCACTTATGTGTCGGCGTGCAGGCGATGCGTTCCCCGGACATGAGCGTGATTTCGAGTTCGTCGCCCCTGCGGGCGCTTTTGCTCATCCCGAGTAAGCGCGTCCACTTCTCGCCATTCCAGAGTTCCACCGTCGATGGGTCCAACCGCGCCAAGTCCCGCACCATGCGAACGCCTTCGCCTTTCTGGGTCCTGGCGTACAGGTAGGTTCCTCCAGACAGGCACCAGATCACGTCGCTGCGCAGATACCACCCGTCCGCCTGCAGCGCGAACGCGACCCGCCAGGGGATGCCCACCAGGTCCTTCGGCTTGAGGCCGGAAGTCACGGGTGATCTACCCTGCGGAGGCATCAGCTTTCCAGACGTTGTGCGCCGATATGGGTCAATGGCGCCTCCCGCCGCGTAGCTGTCCCCGAGGTTCAGCCAGAGCGTGCCGTCGTCCCTCAGCACGCGCCAAACCTCCCTGAACACCCCCACCAGCTCCGCAACGTAGCCCTCTGGCGTCTGCTCAAGGCCAAGCTGCCCATCCACGCCGTAGTCGCGCAAGCCCCAGTACGGCGGGCTGGTCACGCAGCAGTGGACGGACCCGGCGGGCAGCGTCCGCAGTTGCTCACGGCAGTCCCCGATCAGGATGTTTCCTGACATTCTGGCATCACCCCCCATTCCCGGCAGTCGCCGATGAGTATCCTGTTTGTCATACCTTCCCCCGTCGTGTTTGTCCCTACTTCCTGCTCTTCGTCGCCACGCCGATTGCGGCGAGCAGCGTTAGGCCGGCACCAAGCGCCGCGAACACGCTGCCTACGCCGATCCAGTAGCTCCACGGGTCGATCTGCATTCAGTCTTCCACCCACCCGTCAGGACGCTGGAAGATGAAGTCGTAGCCCGTGAAGCAGACCAGTTGCCAGCCCTGCGCCCCAAGTGCGTTGAAGTCGTCGTCGCTCAGTTCACCGTCTAAAACCGTCTTGTACTCAAACCTGATCCGGCGCGGCGGTGGCGGCGGGGTACGCATGATCTCACTCACTGCCGGACCCGTCTGTGGATCTAGCACGTTCAGTTGCGGCATCGCTCGTGTCCTCCTGATCGTCCTGTTGTCCATCGACGGCGCTTGCTACGCCGGGAACGTTCTTTGAGAAGTGCAACTGGAATGCCTCTGCCCTGATCTTCGCGTCCTCATCCGTAAGCGGCGGCAGGCCTGCTTCCTCCAAAACCACGTTCGTCAGGTCCGGCGGCACGAACACATTCATGTCCATCAGCGCCCGGATGTAGTTCGCGAACGGGGTGAGGTCCCGCAGGCCAATCTGACCGTGCCTCAAGACAGGCATGTATCTCGGGCGCCCGGAGTGGTTATACGCGACCCAGCGCGGCACGACGTACTGGTTGAAGATGTCGGCAACCCAGTCGGCCGTCGCCCGCAGGCTGCTGATGAACATGCTGCTATGGTCCTTGCTCAGGCCGAAACTACCCTTGTCGCCGCCCTGCGACAGCCCGACGAAGTGGCAGAGCATAGACTGCAACTTGTACTGGCGCTGCCGCTCGATCATGCTTTCCCACGGGATGTCGGAAGACCCGGGCCATGTCAAGTCCAGCTTCCAGTTTGGGCCGGGGAGCACAATGCCAACATCGTTCCCGGCGCGGATCCTGCTCAGGACGGCGCGGATAGTCATCGCTTCCGCTTCCGTCACTTCGATGTCATCCGTGGTCGGTTGCGCCACCCACAGACCCGTCGCGCTGCGCTCCACGCGCACCAGTGCCCAGTGCGACAACTGCTCCTCGTACCGGTGCGCTTTCCAGGCCCTACGCAGGCAGCCCATGCCCTCCGGGTTCCTGCCCTTTCCGTGCCACGTCCACACCACAAGCCTGTCTATCGGGATGTACTGGCGGTTGATGTAAGTGCCATCTGGCCTCTGCCCTCTGAACCAGTAGCCCTTCAGCCCACCTTCGTCGTCGAAGTCCCACTGCTGTACGCTTGTCCGCTCGCGCCTCGCGAACTTCCGCAAGACCGTGCGCGGGCCGTCAACCCCATTCGTCTGCGTGTCCCAGACCGGCTCCGTGAGTGCGAACCCGAAAAACGGGGCGTCCAGCACCTGCTCCAGAAGCTCTCGCCAGGAATGCGACATGCCCTCGCCTTCGATGATGTTGCGGTGCATCCGTTCAGCAAGGTACTTGCCGGCGTCGCTCTTGTCGTCCTGGTGCGGGGTTATCTCCCACTTCGCCGATTGGATTGGTGGGACAATCAACTGCTCCATCGCGCCGATAGCGGTGTCGGAGTTGTACATCTCCTGATACCGCGCCATGCGCGTAGACAGGTTCTGCATACTGCTGTTGTAGTCGTCGATGATCTGACCGCCGGTAGCATTGAGCCCCGTGGTGCCAAGTTCGCCCTGCGGCGCCTCGTGGTCGTCATAGGCTATGGACGCCCTGATCTCACGGCCGCTTTCCGGGTATCCGACGCCAAGTGCCTTCCCGGGGCGCCGGCGCTTCTGTGGCTCATCGTCTGCCTGGCGTCTCTTGCGCTTGCCGAGTGCCCTGAAACCAGTGACGTTGTGCAATGCCAACGCTGCGTCATACAGGATCGGGTGCATCAATATCGCTCCTCGCGCAGGTCTTGCCAGGACTTGTCCCCTGGAATGCCGGTAGCCCGACGTACATTGTCCCCTGAAGTGCCACTGTATGTCAACCCTTGGCACGCCAGAATGAACGCATCGAACTCGTCCAGGTGCTTGCCGCCGATGTTCTTGGCGACCCCCTTGTACCTGTGGCCCTTCGTGATCGACTTAAAGGCTTCGTACAGGGGTTTGAAGTGTTCCTGGTGAACAATGACCTTGCCGCGCTCAAGGCAGGTGATCGCGTGGTCAACCAGTCTGGTGCGCGGGATCTTCAGTTCCCGCATCCTGTCCTGCTGGTTGTAGCCCTCGTTGATGTTCGCGCCGCGATTGTCGGTGATCTTCACGCAGACCTTGCCCTGCACGTTGACAAGGCTGGTCGTTCCAACCTCGTTGGTGGCGTCGATGAAGACGCGCTTCGCGGGCCATATCAACGGCAGTTCCTCGATGAAGTCGATCTTCTGCTGGGTGCGGGTGCCCGGCTCGTCAGAGGTTGACTTGAATGTCTTCAGTTCGACGACCTGGGCAGGTCGGATAGTCGCGTCTATAACGCAGGCGACCGTATCGCATTCTCCCCCGCTTGCCTGGTCGATGCCGATAAGGTACTTGTGGCCGGCTGAGTACACTGGACCGATCCAGTCGTGAACACGAGCCATCTGAGCGAGCTTCGGCCAGTCAATCGCGGCGTCTCCGAGAAGCATGGGTGCGCATTCATGGGCCTCCATGAACTCGTCTTCGCCCATCTCCGCAATCTTCCGCTCTTTCCAGGCTTCGTCCCGCCCGGGGTGAACCCGCCAGGTCGCCTTGATGCGCTCAAGCCCCACGCTCTCAGCTTTCTCGCAGAGTTGGTGAAAAAGCGTACCGAACCCATTGTGCGTGCTGACGTAGACGAGGCCGCAGGAGGCTTCGTCTAGCATACCGTGCATCCCGGACTGGATCTGCTCCGCGTCAGGCATCCGCGAGAACTCTTCGAGCACCACCCAGTTCCCGTCGAATGAGTGGCCGGCGTCAGGGCTGGCAGCGTGGGCGCGCAGGTAGTTGTCTGACTTGGCGCCACTGAACTTGATCTCGTTCGTGTTGTCTGTGCCCGTGTACAGTCGCTTGCGCATTTCATCGGGCATGATGCAGGTCTCAAGGGCACGCTTTGAGATACGCAGGATGCGCTGGACGGCGACCTCAGCCTTGTTCGCGACGATATGCCCGTGGAATGGCACGTCGAACAAAACCATCCACGCGGCGCCTATCTGCACTGCCGTTGAAGCCCCAATCTGTCGCGACTTCTCCAGGATGAACCTCTGCTTCGCTACGGTCTTCCTGATGATAGTCTTCTGGAACGGTGTGGGCTCGTATACCACAAGGCCGTGCGTCTTCGTCTCAATCTTCGGCCTCGCCGCCTGGATCCACTTGATCGGGTCCGTCTCCGCTTCGTCGCGTACCAGCGTTACCTTCGTCGCGTGCTGCTGCAGTGCCGCCATGAGGCCATTCGTCGCTGCGCCGGTTAGCGGGTCTGCCATTGGCGTCACCTTTTCTACTACGCGCTCTGGTGGCGGGATGGGTGGCTCCGTCTTATTGGCTTCCACCCTGTCCCGCATTTCATTGGAGGTCAGATACTCGCCGTATCGGAGACTGGTCCCGGTGAGGGCTGCTTCGCCGAGAGTGGTGAGGTAGGTTGGTTTCGCATGGCCTTGGCCGGCCGCCAACTTAACGCGCTTGATGTGCTTCTTTGCGATAAGGCTGTCAATGCACTGGCGGGCGGTGCGCCAGGCGACGCCGTGCTTCTCGGAAACGTAATCGCAGATATGCTTCGCGCAGCACCCGGGGTTGTCGTGAATGTACTCAAGCGAAGATCGCTCAAGGTGCCCGGTGTACAGGCGGGCGTCGCTGATGTCCTCGGTTACTGGCTTTGTTCCCCGTCCCATTCTTCCTCGCTGTCCTACGCCTGCTCGCCTTCCTCAACACCATCAGGCGCCGCTGCCAACTGCTGCTGCGCGTCGCCGGCCTCTGGGAACAGTTTCGCGATGATCGCGCCGGTCTGCTCCGGGGACACTTCGAGTATCTGGATGACCTCCAGGACCGCACGCATGACCTCCGACGACACGCGCTGCTCGATCTCCTGCTGGTTGTCCAGGACGGCACGAGCGCGCTCCTCGATCTTCGATGCCGTGTCCAGGGCGCCGGTGAGTTCACGGAAGTCGGATGGCTTGATGCCGCTGATGATCTGCTTGCGGCCCTCTTTCGTGTAGAGGGCATCGACCTCGATCATCTCGCCTTCCTTCAGGGTCTTCGGGGCCTTGAAGAACAACTGCTTCTCTGCGATGGAATCTTCACAGACGCGCCGGATGGCGTCCGCCGCCTGCAACTGCACCATCGCCCGGCGCACGCTGGCGCTGGTATCCCACTGGGGTCCGAGGTACTCGCCATGCGTCAGGCGCTCCCGCTCGATGTCCCAGTCGTCGCCGGCATCTGCCGCATTCTTCTTCCAGGTCCGCAATGTTGCCGGGGAGATCCCGAGGTGGGCGGCGAGGTAACTGTCCTGCGGGAATGCGTAGCTGATGTACATGAGCCTCGCGAGTTCCTTCTTCTCGGCGGAGTACCCACGCTTACGCGGCTCGATGCTCTCCACGCGCTTCCTCCCTCTTGCGCCGCCTGTACTGGACGCGCTTGACTTCGTTGATCAGGCCGGCCGGGGTGAACCAGCCGTCTTCTGTAAGGTCAGCAATCTTCGCGTCCCGGATCTTCCCGGCGCAGGTGTCGCAGAGAACCCTGTGGATGCGCTGGTTCTCCCGGTACGCAGGGGAGCCGTCGGCAATCGGGATTTCGTTGAAGCAGCCCTTGCAGAAGTTCAGGCAGTACGGGATTGACCGCTGCTTCTCACCGTCACTGGTCCTGGAACGGGTCGGTATCTTCATCGGTCGCGGCTCCTTGCGCGGGGTAGTCCGTGGTGGGGTACTCGAAGTACATGGGCTCGACGGAGAAGGCGATGACCTTGAGCTTGCTGATGGTCTTGCCGTCCGTGGTAAACGTGTCCGACACGAGCTTCCCGGTGACGATGACGTAGGTGCCGCCCGGGAGCGTGGCGAGGAGGTCCGCGTTCGCTTTGAACGCGGTCATCGTGACGATGTTGTCCTTCTGTTCGCCGTCTCTGCCCTTGTCCTTGGTGTCGATGCCGAACTCGCACCAGGAGTTGCCGGCCTTCGACGTGCTGATAGCCGGTGTTGAGACGAGGTATCCTCCGAGAGTGACCTGGTTGATCATGTCCTGCGTCTCCTTCAGTTGGGGTTGTAAGCGGTGGCGTCCGCGACGCCTTTGTACTCGCCAAGTCCAATCCCGAGGCGCAATGCGTCCTCTGCGATATGGTAGGCGGCGCCGGATGGGAATGCGTCTGGGTCTGCCAAGAGTGCGGCGGCCGCTTCCGCGCAGACAGACTTGGCGAGGGTCGAAATGCTGGCGTCTTCGTGCTCGAAGACTTCTGCAGACGCTTCGCGCGTCTCTGCGTCAAACAGTGCTGATATGTCTCGCGACCCATATAGCGGCTTTCCTGGCATTGCGTTCTCCCCTGTATCTGATCGGGCCGTCGCCCGTTGCGTGTTTGGCGCGGGGCGGGCCTGTACAGGATGAACCGCAAGCTACCAGAGCCCGCGGGTCCTACCCGCCCCGCTTCTCGTCCACCCTGAACTGTTATCGGCCAGTCAGTTGCCGGATTATCGGGCCATCGCCCGTTGCTTGCTGGTTGCGCCCGGCGCGGCTACCCACCACGGGCCACGCCGGGCAATGCGCTTTCGCTACTACTGCTGTCCGTCATCACCGCTGCACGAACAGGTGGACCTTCCCTCCTTCGCGCCGCATGATGCGGCAGATTGACCGCCAGTGGCGGGTGTGGCCTCGTCCAGCCCGAGTTCGCGCTTGACCTGCGCCCACGGTACGGTCGGCTCCTGCATGGCCGCCGCCGCGTCTTCGCGCGCCCAGGTTGCTTCTGCAAACTCTTCGTTGGTCTGCTTCGCAGCGTTGCAGATGCTTAGGCCCTCACGGTGCAGTTCCCAAAAGCGGTCGAACCACACCAGCCCTTTGCGGATGTCGCCGACGTGCGCAGGCGGCCAGTAGGCCACTTCGTTGCGGTATGCCCAGCCGCAGGCGCGCTTGCCGAGCGCCGCGCGGATGATGCCGCGCCAGCGGGTGCGGTTCGGCTTGCGCAGATAGGCGAGCGGGTCCGGCTTCCTCGGCCTTGGCAACGTGATCTTCATGTCAACCATCTGCACGTGTTCGCCGTCTATCGTGCATTTGGTTGATGATGCGCTTGAGCTCCGCCACCTGCGCCTCAAGCTCCGCGATCCTGGCGTCCTTCGGGTCCACCACTGGCTCACGGTGCCCGCACGAGTACCGGGTGCATTGCAGGTAGTTTCTGCCGGGCACCTCGTCCAGCGTCAGTTGACCGCACGACGGGCATTTTCTCATGCCGCTTCCTCCCGAATGCTGATGACTACCTCGTCCCGCTCCCCGAACCGCTTGGTGACATGCAGGTCAGTCACCTGCGCGTCATCCTGCCACGCGATCCCGGTCAGCGCGTCGAAGAGCAGTTTCACGTAGTTGTCCACGTCCGGCTTCTTCCACCAGCGATCCGGCCACGGGTTGCCCTTCGTCGGGCGCTTGGGGTAGCTTGCAGGCTTTACGCGCCGGACTTC